CTACCGCAACGTCGGAAACTACGCCGACAGCTTCGTCGAGGCCTTCACACGCATGGGCGGATCCGCCGGCGGCGTGGTAGGCCCTATCAACAACGCGAAGATGGCGCTGTCGGCGCTGTCCAAGACCCCGGTCATCGCTATCCTGGGCGCGCTCGTGACCGTACTTCAGAAGGTCATCCAGAGCCTCAAGAGCTCCGAGGCGACCATGAACTCGGTGACCGTGGCCCTGGCGCCTTTGAACGCGGGCAGCAGACTCCTGACGAACATCATGCAGAAGCTCGGCGAAGGCGTCGCCAAGGTCGTGACCAAGCTGACCGAGTGGGCTGACAAGCTCGGACTGGTCAACGAGGCCATGAAGACCGAGCAGGAGCTCACGAAGGCCGAGATCGCCCTGCAGCTGCGAGAACGCGAGGTGATCATGCAGAACGCCGACGATCAGCTCAAGGTGTCCCAGCTTCGCGCGAAGGCCGCAGACAAACTGAACTACACGGCGAAGGAAAGAGTGGCATTCCTGGAGGAGGCCATCAGCGTGGAGGACCGCATCGCGCGCAGGGAAATGGAGATAGCTCAGGAGCGCTACCGCATACAGAGCGAGCAGTCGAAGCTCGCCCAGAACAGCAAGGAGGAGAACGACGCCCTAGCCCAGTCATACGCGGAAATGAGACGCGCCGAGCAGGCCTACTATGACAAGACCCGAGAGCTCCAGGCACAGATAGTGGAAGCGACGAACCAGATCCGCGCGGAGGAGAAGGCGGCGAGCGACGCGAGGGTCAAGAACGCCGAGAACGAGCTCGCTGCGCTGGCGAAGGCATCGGGGCTGTCCGACGAACAGATCCAGAAGCAGCTGGACATCAAGAAGCGCGAGATCGAGGCGCGCCTCAAGCTAGTGGAGGAGGGCTCGCTCGAGGAGTACGCCCTGAAGGTGGAGCAGCTGAAGGCCGAGTATGACCTCGACATGCAGAGGCTCGCCCAGGAGGAGGGCACCGACGAGCTGCGCAGGCTGCGCAAGGAGGAGTTCCTGAAGGACATGACGGCCCTCGAGCAGTCATGGACCGACGAGATGGAGGCGCTCTCCCAGGAGCTCATGCAGGAGACCATCGACAACGCCCTGGCGACCATCGAGGCCCAGAGACAGCTTGAGGCCGAGGAGGCACAGGCGAAGGAGGAACGTATCGCGTACGCGGAGGAGACCGCCCTCGCCTTCGCCGCCGCGACGGGAAGCATCGCCGACATGCTGGCCACCATTGGGGCAGAGAACAAGGAACTCACAAAGATGGCGCGCGTGATAGCGCTCGCCCAGATAGCCATCGAGCAGGGAGTCGCCATCGCCTCGGCCATCAGGACAGCGACGCAGTCGTCCGCCACATGGGTGGACATGCTCGCGGCCGTGGCCACTACGGTAGGCGCGGTCACCGCTGTGATGACGCAGGCCATCGCGTCCGTGAAGTCGGCGAAGTTCGCATCGGGTGGCTACGTCAGCGGTCCGGGCACCGGAACCAGCGACAGCATACCGGCGATGCTGAGCAACGGCGAGAGCGTGATGAACGCGAGGACCACCTCGATGTTTTCACCGCTTCTCTCGTCTCTCAACCAGGCCGGAGGCGGCGTGGCCTTCAATCCCGCATCGGGCGGATCAAGGCAGGGCTTCGAGTTCCTGGCTGCAGCCGTAGCCGCTGGCATGAAAGATGTAAACCTGCACGTGGGAGTTGACGAGGTGACGAGAGTGCAGAAGCGCGTCGCGGACATCAACGACATCAGCAGCATATGACACGATATGAACTAGTGGAACGCCATGAGCGGGTACTCCAGGAGTGCGCCATGGCCGGCGTGACGGTCCAGGACTGGAAGAACGCCGAAATCTACCGCTTCGTCCAGAAGCTCCGGAGCGACGGCAACAAGATGGACTACTGCGTCCGTCAGGCCATGATCCGCTACGTGATCTCGGAGGCGACGGTCTGGAGGATCCTCAGATCCATGGAAAAGCCGGTTACTATCACGATTTGATAGTGGATTTTTATAACAAAGTGGCGCGTTCTGCGCCACTTTTTGCTATAATTGCAGACGGTACAAAACCCTGCAATTATGACACTTAAGATATACAGCGAGATAATATCCGAGGAGGAGCGCCAGTTCAGGCTCATGTTCATGGGCCTCGACGGCGTGTCCTTCAACGGGATCGACGAGTTCATCGCCTCGATACCGGAGGACGATGACACCATCGACATGCGCATCAACTCGCCCGGCGGTGTGGTGTCGGAGGGCTGGGGCATCATCGACAAGCTCCGCGCCACCGGCAAGAAGATCACTGCCACTGTGGAGGGTCAGGCGTCCTCGATGGCTTCCCTCATACTCCTCGCGGCATCTGAACGCCGCGGATACAAGCACGCCACCGTACTCATACACGACGCCTTCTACCAGGACATGTACCTGAAGAAGGGCACAGCGGAGGAGCTGGAGAAGCATGCGGCGATCCTGCGCGAAGACAACCAGCGAGCCCTCGACTTCATGGTCGAGAGGACCGGAGCCGACCGCGACGTTCTCGAGGCCATCATGAAGGAGGACAAGCCGATGAGCATGGAGAGGGCGAAGGAGCTGGGCTTCATCCATGAGATCCTGGAGCCGGCCAGCGCGACGAACATTCAATCACCGACAGATATGGAAACCAAGAAGAAAATCGCTTCCGCGTTCAAGGCATTCGCGGAGGCCATCGGCCTTTCAGTCAAGATGGAGGCCGAGACTGACCCGGTAGGCTATGTCCTCACCGCACAGGACGGCACCGAGATCAGCATCGACAAGCCGGAAGGCGAAGACCCGGCGGTGGGCGACAAGGCCACACCTGACGGCGAGCACCTCATGCCGGACGGCACTACCATCGTGATCGCTGACGGCGTGATTACTGAGATACGCGACGCGGAGCCGGAGGAGGCGCCGGAAGCGGATCCTGAAGACAGCGCGAATCAGAGCCAGGAGGCGGACCTGGACGCGATCAACGAGGCGCACGCGGCGGAGCTCGCGGAGAAGGACGCCGAGATCGCCCGACTCCAGGCGTGCGTGACAGAGCTCGAGGCCTCGCAGATCAGCGACGACCAGAGGGACATCCTCGCCAAGGTAGACAAGGCCGGCGGAGCCGCATGGCTCGAGAAGTCCATCAAGAGCAGCTACAGGCCTAGCCAGCGCCAGAGGCAGGAGCAGACCGTGCAGCACTCGGGAGACAGCAAGACAGCAGAAGCCCTCGCGGCCGCAAGGGCAAAGAAGGCGGCCAAGCGCGACAGGGTCGTGCGCAAGAATGACGACCAGTAACCCACAACTAAATAGACTATGGCATCAGCAGGAATCAACTTTGAGGGCTTGACCCCTCAGAACGGAGCTCTCCGAGATCTCGCGGAGCTCATCTTCCTCGAGCTTTTCGAGGAGGACAAACTCGGCCAGGTGGTGACCTTCATGACAGGCCAGGAGCAGGGCAAGAAGCTCGGCTTCGTGCAGCCTGCCGGCCTCATGGGCAAGAAGTCACAGGGCTGCAACCCTACGTATGACACCGACCTCGTGAACCTCTCCGAGAAGGAGTGGAACTTCGTGGAGTGGCAGATCGCGGAACAGATCTGTTACGAGGACCTTCTCAACACCATCGCCGAGCACATGACGAAGAACGGCACAGACGTGGCCGATCTTACCGACACCTACTACCTCGACAACATCGTCCGCCCTATCTTCGAGCAGGCGATCCGTGACCTCATCATCCGCCTCGTGTTCTTCGGAGATACAGTGGCTGAGGGCACACTGAAGGAAGGCGTGGACGCCGAGCACTTCAACCTCATCGACGGTATCTGGAAGCAGCTCTTCACAGGAGTGACAGCAGGCAAGACACCGCGCGTGACTATCGAGGCAAACACCAAGACAACCGTGGCAGCCCAGTACGAGGCAATGCGTCAGCCTGGCGCAGCTACAGGTGTTCTCAACAACCTGATCATCAACACACCGATGAAGCTCCGCAAGCAGGGCAACCGCGTGTTCATCGTGACCCAGGCGTTCGCCGACATGCTCAACCTCGACATCCAGGAGAACAACAAGGGCAGCGAGCTCCAGTGGGAGTCGATCTTTGCAGGCATCACCAAGACAACCTACCAGGGCATCACAGTGGTGGCCGTGCCTCAGTTCGACGAGATCATCCAGGAGTACCTCCTGAACACAACCAACGCGAGCGCGTACGACAAGCCGTTCCGCGTGATCTACGGCAGCAAGGACAACTTCCGCGCCGGCACGAAGTCTCAGGACAGCATCGCACGCCTCGACGCATGGTTCGACAAGAAGGACCAGGTGAACTATCTGCTCGCAAAGGACACCCTCGGAGCCCTCGTGCTCGCGGAGGAATACGCAGCGGTGGCATACTAACGGATAGGAGGACTGCATCATGAGCGCATGCGACGGATTGATCAAGCAGGGCCTCCCGAAGGGTGACTGCGCGAAGCTCCCGATCAAGGGATACGAGCGCCGCGCAGTCCTCATCAATCGAGAGGACATCGACTTCTCCGCAGTGGAGAAGTCCGAGACATACGCGAACGTGCTGACCGGGCTGGGCCTCAAGACCGGAAAGACCGGCTATGAGATCTATCAGATGGGCAGCACGCCGTACACCGGAAGCAACGCCGCCCTCGAGAGCAACGACTTCTTCAAGTCAGTGACGAAGAACCTCGTCATCGCAGTCATCAACAATGACCGCGATGTTGCAGGCAACTTCGTCGACCCGCTCATCAACGGCGAGTTCGTGGCGATTGTCGAGCGCAAGGATAAGGGCACCGACAACAACTCGGCGTTCGAGATCCTCGGCTTCCACAACGGCCTCACTCTCACCGCCCTCGCGGAAGACGCGAACGGCGACTACTACAACGGCGGACTCTACACGCTCACCGAGACAGGTGCGCCAGTGTCACGCCTGTATCTGGGCGAGACTTACGCTGCAGGTCAGACTCTCTTCGAGTCCTTCCTGAAAGCCTAACACCAGCGCATTGCCATGGACTACCAGGAGGCAATGACGCAGCTGACACGTCTCCGCTCGCTGATGGCAGCGGGTGGAGACGATTCAGTATTCAGCGATGAAGACAAGGCCGTGATCGAGGCGATTCACCTCGAGGAGACGGGGAAGAAGGTCAGGGACTGCGGATGCAGGGACCGGTACACCGACGCGGTCATCGTCTTGTATGGATCACTTAAAAAACGAAAGCAAATGGCAAAGGATCAGAGATACCAGCTGCGCCCCGGTATCATCATATGGGTGGGCACCGAGGCATACTCATGCCACAACATCACCGACGAGATAGCCGCGGCTTACCTGAAGAAGAACCCGGAGGCCCGCAGCAAGTTCGAGAAGTTACCGCCGGAGAGCAAGTCGAAGGCGATGAAGGCCCTGATGCAGGACGCGGAAAACAACGAGGAATAAGACATGAAGATCAGCTATCTGCCAAAGGCCGAGCCGGCCCTTGAACCGAAATACCTGAGAAATCTCGGCATCAAGTCATACGACGCCGACAACCTGTACCCGCAGAACGTGCGCAACATCGTTCTGAACTCGAAGACGGGCCACGGGTGCCTGGAGCGTTATATAGATTACATCGAAGGCAAGGGCGTCGCTTCCGAAGCGCTCGCAGCCTTTGTCGTCAACCTCGACGGCCAGAGCCTGGCAGATCTGCACAGCCTTGTCTCGGCCGACCTCGGCATGAATAACGGCTTCGCGGTCCACGTCAACTACGACATCGACGCGAACATCACGAGCCTGCACCACATACCGTTCGAGAACGCGCGCATCGTCGAGCCTGACGAGGATGGCTTCGTCCGCAAGGTCGCGCTGCACCCGGACTGGAGCGGCAGGCTGACCCGAAACGGGCGCCAGATAAGGGTGACGGAGAGCGAGGTGGACTGCATCGACGTATTCAACCCCGACCCAGCCGTGGTGCTCAGCCAGATGGCGGAGGCCGGCGGCCCCCAGTTCTACAAAGGCCAGGTCTTCTACTACTCACGCGAGGGCTACATGGAGTACCCCTACGCGAAGTTCCACGCCGTGCTCGCCGACATGAGCACCGACGAGGGGCTCAGCAACATCATGAACAGGAACGTGAGGAACAACTTCCTCCCGGCCGGAGCCTTCGTCCGCCTCAAGAGCCAGGGCGCTCCCATGCCTGGCGACGACTCGCAGCCCGAGGCCATCGACGGTGAAGAGTATGCGGAGGACCTCATGCAGCTGCAGGGCGACCCGAACTCCCTAAAGATCCTCGACATCACCGTAGAGAGCAAGGAGGAGCTGCCGGAGTTCGTGAACATCCAGGGTAACAACTACGACAAGGAGTTCACTGCGACCGCTGCAGAGATCAAGGACGACATATACGCGGCATTCAACCAGGAGGGCTGGCTAGCCATACGCAACGGCAAGGTCGGTTTCAGCGGCACGCTCGTCGCTGACGTGGAGCGCGACTACGCCAAGAGGCAGATCAAGATCCAGCAGGCGCTCACGCGATGCTACGTCTCGTTGCTGCGCCATTGGACCCCGTCGAACCCTCTCCCGGAGGAGGCGACATTTGACAGCCTCGCAATCATCCCTCTCGTAGACACTTCCACAACTGCAACCACACCACAGCCATGATCAAGAATCTCATCACATACGAGGAAATCAGCCAGCTGGCGAGACCCTGCTCGGCCGAACAGGAGACAGCCGAGGCCATGATCGCCGAGGCCCAGAGGGTCGAGGTGAAGCCGAGGGTCGGCGACGCCCTGTACCTTGCGATGACCAAGGCCCCGGACGACGCGCGCTTCAAGGTGCTTCTCTCCGGAGGGGAATGGTCTGGACGCTGCGGCAGTCCGAGGCTTCTCACAGGAATCAAGACGGCCCTCGCCTACTATGCCCTCGCCCGGATCATCAGGGACGGCAACATACAGGCGACAACCTACGGCGCCGTAGTCAAGGATGACCAGTACAGCTTCGAGGCCGAGAAGGCGGAGAGACAGCGCCAGTACCGCGAGCTGTTCGGGCAGGCCGACACCTATATGGCGGAGGCCATCCAGTACCTGACCGAGAACTGCAAGGACTTTCCTGAATACACGGTACAGGGCAAGATGAGAAGCAACAGGACAACCATCAAGATCATAGGCAAGTAAGAAGACATGGCCGACACCCGCATAACCATCGACGCACAGCTTCAGATGCGTCACGACACCGAAGACAACTGGATAGCCAGCGACCCCGTCCTACGCGTCGGCGAGCCTGCGTACACCGTAGGCTATGCCGACCGCTTCAAGATCGGCGACGGACAACGCAGATGGTCCGAATTGCCTTATTTGACATTGTATCAGGAAGGCAGCACGGTCAATGCCTTGTCTGACCTTTCCGATGTGGAACTCGCCGAGGCCCAGGACAGGCAAGTCTTGATGTATGATGCAGTAAAGAAGAAATGGGTAAATGGGGTGGTACTCCCCGAAACAAATGAAGGAGCGGGAGGAGCGCCCGCGGTCATCTTCGATGCGACCTGCTCGTCAGATCCGTGGAATCTCAACGTCTTGCAGACTTCGACTACGGTCAAGGAGATGGCCGAGGCAATCAACAACGGCTCTCCGATATACATGAGGTTCGGAAGCGGTAATCTTGTCTCTGTGGGAAATGCGAGGGTGTCATCTGATGGCCGAGTGGAAATGGACGTCTATCTCGTGGATGCAGAAGATCCGATCATAAGGAATATATATGTGTGGGTGGACGCTGAAGGTAATTGGAGATGGGACTCGTTTAACTCCAGCTTGGCAACAAGGTCATTTGTCGAAAACCGAGTGACCTATCTTGAGGGCTATGCAGAGGAGAAGGCTAATGAATTGGAAGAAAATATCAAGACCTCTCCGTCCGCTTACATTCCTCTC